CACAAATAGTCTCCATATCAGAAAGAGGACGAAGTTCTTTAGTAGACATAGCATCAAACTGTTCACTGTTGAAAATTTCAACTAAATGTCCAGTATAATCTACTACTGCACGTGAAACTAAAGAAGGCTCAACACCAGCACTAGGATTTGCTGAATGTTGAAGTGATGTTTGCCACATTTTCCAACGATGAAATTTGGGAGGACCAAATTGATTGGCAATACCGGTTACTGCTGCAACAGTTAATGAAATAGGTGTGGTAATAACCTCACTATGTGCTGAATCAACACGAGCATTGTTACAGCCAATAAATTCCACATTACTTCCAACAGGAAGAAAATTAAGTGGAGATTTAGGATGTATTTTGGTATCGGAGATCACTTGTTTTTCATACCTTTCAACAGGAAAAGTACCATTAACATGTGATGGAAAAATTGCGGTCCAAGTATTATGGGCAGATTCGATAGCTACTCGAAGTTCTTTCTCTGTAACAGTCAAGGCTAAACCTTGGGGAGTTCCAGATACACCACGTAAATGAAGACCAGCAATACAGGACTTAGCAAATCTGCCAACTATAACAGACATACAAAGACCAGTAAAAGTGTCATAAGCACAATTATACTTATAACCTGGACCACCAGATTTAGAATCCTTAACAGATGTGATTCGAATGAGATCATCTCTCATAGAACCATCATCGTTACGATATAACATACGTCCTGTACCAGTAACGGTACAATCAGTGGGAAATAAATGAATAATATCTGATAAAACACCAGCAGACGGAATGCAAACAATGCACAAATCTTTACCAGTGATGGGAATCATAGTTTCAACACTAGCGAAACCACGAAAAGTTGAAGACAAAAGACTAGGATCATCTTTTGTTACAAGAATTTTCATATCTTTACGATTTTCAAAAACATGAAGAGGCATAAGAAATATGTTACCTCCTAATGCAAGAATATCGCAAGATTGCATAAATCCATTTTCAATAAATTTGGCATGAAATAAATTTTTCTTAACTTTGGCAACTACTTGATCGTGAGTCATAGTAGCTGATTTATCGTTAATATGTAATTTAGACATTACAGCTGTAGCCCAAGGATTAACGTTATCATTACGTTTTTCCAATTCGGTCATATCAGCTGGTGCCAATGCAGTTTGACGGAGCATATGAGAAGTTTTCATCAATAAAACAAGAGAATGAATCATTTTTCCTAAAATACAAAGAGAAAAGAATTGAATAGCTTTACTCTTGCGAATAGATTCAAACAAAGCTCCAGAAGCAAATTGTGTAGATGCTAATTTAGAGCACATATCACTTCTCCATTTTGCGAGAATAGAGAGATAAAGTGACAAACAAATAACAAAAAATGCAAGGCAATAGACAAATTGCAAATTGCATGATACAAATAGAAGAGCACAAATGGACAAATAAATAAGACTAAGATCACGACGTGTAGAACATTCGAGATCAATAAAATTACGTCCATGATAAAACATATAACATTTTTGAACAAATGAATTAGTAACAATTTTTTCCGGGACACAAGAAATAGTGCCCATCAAATAAGAAGGAACTTGAATCATTTGACTCTGAAGATGTTCAAAAGTTTCAGAAATACGTGATTGCTTAACAGCGCATTCACA